GCTATTTTCTCACCCAATAAATACGGACGGGCATTTGATGCAGGGTCTAAGGATGACCCTTCCATCATTGAACGACATGAACTAATCACGCGCAAGTATCGTGCGTGGGTAGAAGAGGATGGATCTTATCACGAAGAAGTAATCACAGATGAAGATGAATTAATACACAACCCCGGAGGCACAGATTAGTGAACAAAATTGAACATGACTTAAAGCGACCATTCCCTGTTGACAGGCTGAGATGGCGACGAGGTCAAGGTGGTAGTGGTGAACTGGTGTACATCACCGCGCGAGATGTAATGGATAGGCTGGATCAAGCAGTAGGAGTAGATGGTTGGGAAGAGCGGTATGATTTTATTGGTGGTCGTATGATGTGCTACCTTACGATAAACATTGGCGGGAAGTATGTAACCAAAGCTGATGGAGCTGATGATAGCAACATCGAGGCGGCGAAGGGCGGAATCTCTGATGCGTTTAAGCGTGCAGCAGTTAAGTTTGGTGTTGCGAGATACCTTTACCACCCTTCAGCTTTCGATAAGAAGAAGCAACCCGCATCATGGGCTACGCCAGAGGGCTACGACGCTCTCATGGCGAAGCGAGAGAAGAAATCTATTGAAGAGTGGAGGAAAGAGTATGGCAACAGCGTTTAGAACTGAATTAGGAGAGACTGTTTTTCGTCACAAGTACGCCAGCAATGCGTATGAATCTTGGGAAGATCGAGCGCACACGGTAGTTAATTATGTGTGCGGCGACATGGATGGTCAAAAGAATAACCTCATGTCTAAGTCTGACAGGGATCAACTGGCGAATTACATCTCCGATTTCAAGTTCATGCCGGGTGGTAGGTACCTCTGGTATGCCGGACGCGATGCGAGATTCTTTAATAATTGCTACCTGTTGAGGCTTGAGGAAGACTCACGCGAAGCGTGGGCTGGACTTACGGAGAGAGCCATGTCATGCCTTATGACGGGTGGCGGCATAGGAGCGGATGTATCTCTGTGCCGTCCATCTGGTCGCCAGTTGCGACGTACTGGTGGTGTGGCAAGTGGGCCTATCCCTTTGCTACACACTCTGAACGAAGTGGGTAGGAACGTCATGCAGGGTGGCAGTCGCAGATCAGCCCTGTATGGCAGCCTTAACTGGCAGCATGAGGATGCGTGGGATTTCCTACACATCAAGAACTGGCATGATATGACTGTGCCGGGAACTAATATGTCAGTAGCAGACGTAAAGAAAGCTGACTTTAACTATCATGCGCCGCTGGACATGATGAACATAAGCCTTAATTATGATGACGCATGGCTAAACGGCAATGGGTCTGAGGTGTTTACTGAGAATTGTAGACAGGCGTTAATGACAGGAGAGCCGGGATTCTCCTTTAACTTTGGAGTAAAAGAAAATGAAACACTTAGAAATGCCTGTACTGAAATCACTTCTGAAGATGACAGCGATGTATGCAATCTTGGCAGCGTCAACTTGGCTTCCATTGATTCCATTGACGAGTTTAAGGATGTAGTAACCTTAGCCTCTAAGTTTTTAGTTTGCGGATTGATACGCGCTCACCTTCCCTACTCCAAAGTAGAGAAAGTAAGACAGCAGAACTCCCGCATTGGTTTGGGTTTGATGGGTGTACATGAGTGGCTGCTGCAACGTGGACACAAGTACGGGATGTGCGACGAATTTAAATCATGGCTAAAGGTATACAGAGATGAATCAGAAAGAAGTGCTAATGAACACTGTGACAGACTGTTTCTCAACCGCCCTAAAGGATATAGAGCGATTGCCCCAACAGGAACTATCTCGATCCTTGCGGGAACAACCTCTGGAGTTGAGCCTATCTACGCAGTCGCTTACAAGCGACGTTATCTTGCGGATGGAACCAAATGGAAGCATCAGTTTATGGTTGACGGCACAGCCGAAGCCTTAATCAGTAGAGGCATCAAGCCAGAAGATATTGAATCTGCGGTTGATCTTGCGGCTGATCCAGAGCGTAGGATTAAGTTTCAGTTTGAGTTGCAGAAGTATGTAGATCACGCTATAAGTTCTACACTTAATCTGCCAGCGTGGGGTACGGACTTGAATAACGAGAGCGGAGTAAATGAGTTTGAGAGGTTAGTACGCAAGTACGCTCATGGTCTGCGCGGCCTGACCGTGTACCCTGATGGCTCTCGCGGTGGTCAACCCATAACGTCAGTAGCTTATGAGGAGGCTAATAGCAAGCGTGGGGTAATCTTTGAGGATAACTCAGATGAGCAATGCTTATCGGGGGTGTGTTCGATATGAGAGCGCCAGATAAGCACAAGGGTCACTACGAGGCTATGGTTATACAGCCGATAGAATACATACAGATGAATGACCTTGACTTCTGTAGTGGTAACATTGTCAAGTACGCCTCACGGTGGAACAGAAAGGGCGACCCCATAGGGGACTTACTAAAGATAATTGACTATGCTACAATTCTATTAAAGCAACAGGAAAGAGAAGACGGATTAGTACAGGAAGATGCAGATGCAAAACCGATGGTGTATGCCCATGTCGGGCAATCAAATAACTAAATTAGGAGATTTAATTATGGACATGAAAGACAATACGATAATGCTGTTTGTAAATGACAAGGAAGGTAATGAGAAGCGTCCAGACTATTCTGGTAAAGCGTTGTGGAATGGCGAGGAGATTTCTGTTTCCATCTGGAAGAATGTCTCTAAGGCTGGCAATAACTATTTGTCAGGCCAGTTGCAGCCACCCTACAACGGGAGTGGTAAGAGTAGTTCTTCCGCTGGCGTATCGGATGACGTTCCTTTCTGATGTTAATTGAGTACGCTAAGGGGCCGTCTGTCGAGTTAGCTTTTGACAAGCGGTTACATTCATACAAAGCTGATGACGTTATAGTCCCCAGTGCCACTCAGGTGCTGGGGATTATATCTAAACCCGCTCTTGTTCCGTGGGCTTTGAAGATGGGTGCGACTTGGTTAGAGCGCAACATGTTCTACGATGACACCAGCTCATCAGAGGGTCAGGGGGTGTTCCATACTAAGGGAATGGGTCTTGACGCTTTGATTAAGGGTGTGAAGGCGGCGTACAAAACCAAGTCTGGTGATGCTTTAAATATAGGAAACCTGACGCATGAGTGGCTTGAAAAAGCAATCAAGTGGAAGCTGGGGGAGGGGGAGGCACCAGACAACCCAACCAATGAAGGGGTCATCAATGCTGTTGACGCATTCAGAGAGTGGGTCAAAGAGAACGATGTTAAGTGGATATCTTCTGAAGAGAAGTTATACAATCGAGGGTATAAGTATGCTGGAACAGTAGACGCTATCGCTGAAATCAATGGAGACTATTGCGTTATAGATTGGAAGACATCAAGGGCAATATATCCAGAGTATTATCTACAGGTAGCTGCCTACGCTAAAGCGGTTGAGGATATGAAGGGTCGCCATGTAGATGCTACTTACATTCTTAGGTGCGACAAGACTACTGGAATGTTTGAGGCTGCTAGGTCAGCAGAACCAGAGTTGAGTGAGAACTTCAAGGCATTCTTAGCTGCGAAGTTTTTGTTCCATAGGATGAAGGAGTTGAAATGAGCGAGGTTAGTTTTGGTCAGATGTTGTTGTTCCACTTCGGGTCATCCATCACCCTAGCTAGGGAGATGGCGGCTGGAAGATTGGGTAATGTAGACATTAAGTCTATAGGGGATATGCTGTTGGAGAGTGCGTATAATTCTGACAGCGTTATCGAACAGAAACTTTGGGAAACTTTAAAGGAGTTAGTAAATGAAAAGATGGACTTACCGATTGCGGAGGTGTATTATTTTAATCCTACGACGGTTGAGTACGGTGATTCGGAGGATGAGAAAGAGCCAGCCTAGTTCTATCAGGCCTGAATCTTATCTACGCAGATGATTAAAGTAAGGTGTTGTGGTTACAAGGGGCATTGGGAATGTGAGGGTGATTACCCAGATCATATGGTTCCGGTTGGGGAGTTTGGTCCTGACTCATGCAGTAGTAATGGGAGGCGCAGTGGCTGCCGTCGTTGTTACCGTTATTGTGACAGTTTAAAAAACCCTGAAAAGAACCCTCGCAACAACGCAATCAGCAGGAGAGCCTACAAGATAGCGGGTGGCTATAAGGTTTTTTATGAGCTACCAAAAGAAAAGCGTATTGAGCTTAGGCGGGTGGCAAAGGATGCCGTGGTAGGCACAACCCCAAGACACAAGTCTGAGTTTGGTCAGTCAAAACCAATGACCAAGCGTGAGACTACTGTAGTCGAGGGTGAGCAAGTTCCAGAGGGGTGGGTTTATGTTGTGTATAATCCAGACGTACCCTCTGTTCTAAAGATAGGTAAGACATTCCCAGATGGGATACCGTCTATTATGTCGAGCGCGAGAAGGTTTGGTAGAGCGGAGCTTGCTGATAAGTTCTGGTTCGACCGGGCTTACAAGGCTGAACAGGCGGTCCACGCTGCG